CGAGGGTGATTTCTGTGAGTGTGAGGGCGGTTTCCTCATCATGGCCGCGGACGGTGAAGTACTCTGTGAGGTAATGCGCCTGGTCTGCAAAAGCAGTCAACGCCGCATAGTTTTCCTCCATCGAAGTGCGTGCGACCTCGAGTCGACGCCGCGGCATATCACTCGGAATAGGATTCATAGGTTCGCTCGCTCTCTGTCTATCTGCTGCTCAATCTGGAGGCATAAATCCCGCAATTCTGGTGAAAGGTCACTGTGGTCCCTCACCCAATCCATGACCTCTATTTCGAGGCGGGCATACGCAATTTTGCGGGCCTGCCTACTGGGATATTCAGGCTCATACATCAGTCGCATCACTCTTTTACCCTCGTAAGTATCAGCCGCGTCGCACCACGACGCTTCTTCGTCGCATACTCGCGGTACAAGTCAGGATGAGTCTTCTTAAACTTGGTCGAATCGAACGCCATACTGTCAGCAGCTGTAGAAACACTGACTTTAAAGCCACCATGCTGACCGGCGTAGTCTCGCCCAACCTTGGCCAAAATCTCTGTGCGATATTGTTCCTTCAACTCCGCCCAGGATTTAGCTTTAGCGTCCGCATCCGCATACTGAGCAACCAAGTCCTCGAGCTCGTCCACATCGTCCAAACTGGATAGTTCAACCATCCACTCCGGAGTCTGCCCATCAAGCCACGCAAACCACTCGGCAGCGGTCTGGCGCATGGTCTCTACCGTTTCGGGGTCGTATTCAATCACTCGAGTCTCGCACTCGAATGGGGTGAACTGGCCGTCTTCCTCCCGGTAGTACTCAACGAGCAGGACACACGCTTCAGCACCTGCGTGCCACATGTTCGCCTGCACCTGCAGGTAATACTGGTCAGGGCACCAATCATGGAACATTCCGCCCGTAAACTCGTGATTCGCGGTCTTAATCTCACCAATCACTGCCCCGTCCTCACTGAACAAATCCGGGGTGCCACACAAGCGCTCATCAGCCTCGTTGATGATGATGGTCTGAGGGTCCTCGTTGTAGTTCAAGCGGCTATCAATATCCGCAAACAGCGGGGCCAACTTCAGTTCACGGGCCTTCCCCCACTCCGTATACTGATTACCACCCCAACGCTCCCCCGATTCCTTCTGCCTACGTAACTCTTGCCAATTCCTAGCGGTATGAATCAGGTGCAGCGATGCCAACTCCGTCGACGTTAAATGCTGGCGTCGATACTTAAACCACTCATCATCATCCTTCGTCTTAAAAAGCTTCATTTCTTCCTCCTTCTCCTACGCCAAAGCACACGCCGCGCCACAGGCGCATGCCACGAACAAAACCGAAAACCAACGCCCAAACCATCAATCTCCCCACCTGGGACATGACAGCCCTCAAATAAACAAGGGCCGGGCAAATCAAACACCCGACCCAAAAAATTCCAAGCATCATACTCAGACAAAAAAGAAATAAGACGCCCATCAAACTCCACCCAAAACCGACCACCATGCTCAACAGGCTCAATCCCCTCCGAACCATGGCCTACATCCATACAGGCGGCACCGAAATAACCCAATGGAAAACAAACCCAGCAACACCACCCAACGCCCCAGTCGCCCAACACAACCGAAAACGCTTAGCAGCCGCATCCTTCCAATAATGCAACTCACGCAACTCCCGCGTACCCCGCGCCGGCACCTTACTTGTGTTCCGGGTGCACATTACGAACCCTCCTGTCATACGACTCAACCAACGAAGCAATCACATGCGCCTGCTGCGCACTATCCTTAATCTGACGACGAATCTTCTCCGGAACACGCGCATACCGATACAAAGCGATATACCGGCCCTCAATATCCTTCAAAGTCCGAACCGCATGGTCATGACTAATCTCAAACACTACGGTCTTACCTCCACATCATCGTGAAAACATTGAACTGACGACGCCGACGCCGCCCACAACAAAAAATCTGCCTCAAAAACCTCACAAAGCATCTCCTCTCAAAAACTCATCGCACCACTCAGGTTTCAACCGATAACGCCGACCAACCTTCACCGAACGAAGCTCCCCACGCTGCAAATGCACATACAACGTCTCCGGATGCACGCTCATATAGTCAGCCGCCTCTTTAGCAGTCAGCCACGATGTGCTAGTATTCATATCGTCCTTTCAGAGGTGAGAAGATTGAAGAGGGAAAGCCCGGATAAACACCGCCAGGCTTTCCCTCTTTTCACGTAAAAATAAAGGAGCTGCAGGACAGCAGAGCGCAGCAGCGGCAAGTGCTCAACCACCAAAAGCCTGGGATGCTGCCCTTAAGACGGTCAGTGTCCAACCCGCCGTTGACAACCCCTAGTGCGCAGCCAGGGAGTTGCACCCTGGTAGCTTTTGAAAATCACACAATCACTAACCCACCGGTAGTAGGTAAAAATGAAAGTGAAACATGTACTACTCTGCGCTCAACAACGCCTCCAAAACCGTCGGAGACGCTCGATAGAATAAAAGAATGACCGCTTTCGAAATCACCTCCACAGTCATCGCCGTAATCTCCGCCATAATCGCAATCTGGCAGGCAACAGAAGCAACCAAATCACGCAAATCAGCAGAGGCTGCACAAGCCGAAGCCGCAGAAAGCTCCGACCGAGCCGCCCGCAGCGCCGAAAAGGCCGCAGAAGAACAACGAAAAATCGCCGAAGCACAAGCAACAATCTCCGCATACACGCAGAAACTCGCCGCAGCAAACCGACGAAACGTCACCCTGCGCCACGAGAGCAAACAGCTCTACGTCATCGCCAACGAAACCGGCGAAACCATCACCAACGTCAGCATCAACGCAACCAGAGACGACCAAGCAGCCCACATGCACGCCGAACCCGCCACCACGCTCCACCACGGCGACTCCCTCGAAGCGCTCCTCGGCTACCGCGGGCAATACATCCTATGCTGGACAGACAGCGACGGAGAAGAACAACAAAAGACAACAACCGCTAATGCCGATTGATGTAGCTGACATAAATAGCGCACCCCACAGAAACCAAGGCGCACACCGAAATAACAATCGGAGCAACCATACCGAAACACCTCCCCTCTACACTCAACTATCCGCCTCACACACTGTGAGGCCAGTGCCGCGCCCGGGACTCGCACCCGGGGAGTAACTAATTCACGGCCTGGTGTTTTACGTCCTTGGTGGTTCCCTCCCGCTTACGGCGGGGTTCCTGCCTGTCGGCTTGGCCAATGCTTCACGGACATGTCAACGTGGTTCTTGGCCCGGTATCTTCTATCAGGACAATTCACTAATTCAGTTCTCTGTACAGCGTTTCGACCCAACCAATACCCCTTGGGGTTATTGTCACTGTGTCGAAATTTTGGGACATGACTGCCCCCAGTGCCCGCGGGGAGGCTCGCACTCCCCCGCCTGCTAAGTCGGGCTAAAATACACACATGGCAATAACCGCACTCATAAGCGCAATAACCGGACTTGCCGCACTACTACTAGGAATCAAACAATTCCAACACGCCCGCCAATACGACGGCGCACACCAAATAGCAATGGGCTTCAGCAACTACGGAACCCCCACCGTCACCTCAGGAATGAAAGAACCCATTGACGAAATCGAAATACAACTCCACTACCAGGGCTTCCAACCCCTCCACGGAGTAAAGATGTCCCTCCTCTGGGACAATGGCGAACACTGGGACCTCTACCCCGAGCCCCATCTTCAGCCTGGAGAAAAATTCGGCCCGAAGGTTCTAAAAATACCGTGTAGCGACCTGGATAAAGTACACCTACATGTCGCATGGCAGACTCCACATCCTGCCATTCTGAAAAACAAGATTCGGTATCAAGCACTCCGGATGAACCTGGCTCAAGAGGCTCAACAATGGCGATGGCGTCCATTCGAACACCTCCATCGGCGCCGGCACTCGCCACTCGGAAAGTGGAAGGCAATTCATAATCCCCCAACCGACCAACAGAACTTCCCCGGCTGGCCCCACGGCCCCGCAGCCAAGACCATAGACTGGTAAACATCAACAACACTCCTTTAAACGAAACATGAACCTCGACACCCTACTGACAAGCATCAGCGCCACCACCGGCATCATCAGCATGCTTATCGCAATATTCGCCAAACTCGACTCGAAAAACGCCAACAACATTGCGCAAAGAAGCCACAAGCGAGCCGCGGAATCCATCACCCTCGCCCAACAATCGAACAGCATCGCCATAGATGCCCGCGAGCTCGCAAAGGAAGCGAACACGATTAGCCGCAGGGCCGAAAAGCGAGACACTGAACTCAACTACGTCAGCTGGAACTACCACTGGAAAAACACGACGACCTGCAACATCATCAACACTGGACAAGATAAAGCCCTCAACACCCACATCACCGTCACCGTAAATGGGGAAAGCATGTCTCACCCCAGGACTGACATCAAACCAGGCCACGGAATCAACATCACGCTTCCGAAACTTCTCAACCAAGTCCGCAACCACGCTGAAGAATTCCGAACCGAACAAAGGAACTTCGAAACCAGAAGACAAGCCCACAACACCAAAAGCACCACCCTCAACACCCCCTTCCTTGAGGTCAACCCCATCTACATCCCCCTCACCTTCGATGTCACAGTCACCATCCAATGGCACACCCCACTCGGTACACAACACGAGAGAGTCTTCCAAGACCCCAGCCACACGTTCAGTCTCATCGACTGACAAATCCCACAACTCCCGAGACATCAACAACACCTTTTCCTAAACCGAATAAACCCGGAATAAACCTGAATAATCTGATACACTCGACACCGTCGAATAGGTCCGACAAGCCCCGCCCACACGCGGGGCTTTCCTCACACCTAGGCGTAGTACTCATCCCACACTTGCTGCATGAGTGGCCGGTCGGCTTCGGTATAGCCATTGACTTGGCGAACCTGACCATTAGGCAAGGTAAGGTCGTACTTTTCTGGTTCGCGTCCCTTTTCCAGCGTGTACAGTGCTTTCATGCGCTTGCCGAACATCGGGGCTACGGACTTCATCTTCTTGCTAGAGAGGTTCTTCGACTTCAAAAAATCCGCCGTATACAGTGGCCGCGTCTCCGGATCCAACTCCGGCACCTCACCCAAACCACGCGCCAACACAATCCGCGCCTTCGCCTCCAAATGGTCCGGGTGGATAAGCCCCTTCGCCGCCTGACACAACTCCATCCGCATCTGAGACTCACGCATCAAAGCATTCAACTGATGCTCCTCAGCGCGGGGGTTGATAGCGCCGCCCTTGTGGAAGTAGGCATCGAGTGCGTTAGCCGCTTCAAGTTGATAGGCCTCAAGCGTTGGGCGGGCCGCTTCGGAGACACGGTTGGTGTCGATAGTGGCCAGCCACATCGTAAGAGTACGACGGTCAACCATGTGGGTCTGGTAATTCTTACCGTCCGATGCAGTTAGGGTCATCATGACCCCACGTGCCCACGGCTTCTCGTTCAGCTTTCGCTGCTGGCTCTTCCTGTCAATGCCGAGAGCAGTACAGACATGTTTGGTGGAAGCCCATTCGGTGCCGTCGTTCTGCACGGCCATGATGGGACGATTAGCCCCGGGAACCGGGATAGTGACGAGTTGGTCATTCATTGTGATATACTCCTTGGTTAGTGATTTGCTCTTCGGCTCGGTGTTCCAGCACCGGGCTTTTTCTTATGCAACCTTTTCTGCTTCGTCTTTGATGACGAGCATCGTTCCGTACGGTCGACCAGTAAGGAATTGCAGTTTCACCAAGTCTTGGGCGCTAGGCAGAGTCTGGCCGCGGTACCAATTGCGCACGGTGTGCGAAGTGCGGTTCAACTTGTTGCCTACCTGCTCAAAGTTGGTGAACCCGTATTGCTTGCGGAGCTGGTCGATAACCGTGGGGTCTAACTTTGCGGTCATAGTGGCTCCTTTTGAATTATCCGTACCGTTTCGGTTCGGTAATTTCATTTTGACACACCATGACAGGTTACGCAAGTCTAAATTCGTTTTTTATATGTTTATGCAGGCTATAGGCCGTTTCATATTGACACATGACGTTCTTTTAGATACGCTTAAGGCATGCAGGAAACACACACTGAGTGGTTCAAGCGTGTAACCCGAAATGACTCAAACCGACGCGCTGCGGACCTCGCTAACATCTCCCCTGTCACCCTCGGCAGGCAGTTGAAAGCTAACGAGCTAAGCGCGGACCTCATCATCAAGATTGCCCAGGCCTACAACGAGTCTCCCGTCGTAGCTCTCGTAGACCTCGGATTCGTCAGCGCCCGCTGGATACAAGAAGTAGGCACCACCACCGCACTGACCCGCGCCAGTGACGAGGAACTCACAGACGAGCTCCTACGACGCTTGCGACTACTCGACGACCAACCCGTCGACGACCTTGCTTCTCGTCGTGCGGGTGTCCCCGTGTCCGGCTCGTCTGATTCAATGCAGGGTGACGATGATGGCCTGGTCCAAGAATGGGACGAGACTATTCCGCACGCGGCGGATAGCAGCCCCGACGAGCAGGCCGAACGCGAGAAACGAGGTGAAGATTTGATTGATTAACACATAGTTAGCGAAAAACGCCGGAGTCAGCTACAATCAGTAAACACAGTGGCGGCATTGAAATACATGTACCGCGCTCATTCCGGCGGCTAGAGCATTTAATGTTCTAGCCGCTGAGTCATTTCAAGGACGTTATGCTTATTGCTTACTTGGATGAATTCGGCCACCAAGGCCCCTACATCAGACACGACCACCCTAAATTCAACACACACCCCGTATTCGGTTACGCCGGATACATACTCCCCGCCGAAAATGTACGCCAGATGGGTGGCTACTTCGAATATGTAAAAGAGCACCTACTTGCCTGGGAAATCGAACGCTTGAAGGTTCACCCGAAACGATGGGAGAAGAAAGGCTCAAAACTTCTCACCACAAC